GCTTACCGCTGGAAGGATTGCGCACTGCGGAATTTCACGATAACGATGTACGGTCTCACGGAGATGTGAGCGCAAGGTGGGAAAAAATCGGGAACATTTCCGCGAAAATCTGTGTTAAAGTGATATCGCGGGATTGTGAGAGAGACCAATCCCACACCTTCCATTGTGAAATACCTCTCTTCCTTTCTCCTTTGTTGCGGTCGCGCCCGACGGGGCGCGTGGATCGAATATCTCTGTCAGTCTCTCATTTGTGAAGCGCCGGTCCAGCTTTCGGGTTCCGGCGCTTTGCTGTGCAATATTGTGGTTGCATATTCTCGAACAAGAATGTAAAATATAGGGGAACACAAGAAGCGGAGGGGTAACAATGGGATTCTTCAAGAGTAAAAAGGGCAGCATCATCAGCGACTATTTCTGCATCGAGGAAGACCTTGGACAGTTCAAAAAGGGCGACGCTGTGGATGTCGCACTGTATGAAGATCATCTGGAGCTGCAGAAGGGTGTCGGGAACAAGGACGTGGCGACGCTGGCCTACTCTCAGATCACGGACGTTTTCTATGGCTCGGACGTGCAGGTGCTTGTGAAAGACAAGTCGCCGATTGCGCGGGCTGTCGCTGGAGGCCTGCTGTTCGGAAGTACCGGTGCTGTGGTCGGCGCTATCAGCGGCGCCGGCAAGAAGGAAAAGAAGGTCAGGAGAATTCTCTTCATCATCAGCTATGTGTCTGCGGATGGGCAGGAATCTTTTCTGACGTTCCGGGATACGAGGCTGTATAAAGGACCAAAGGTTGCGGCCAGACTCAAAAAGCTGTGCGGTATCGAGGCAGAGGCCAAGCCGAGTGCGGCTGCCTCTGTGTCCAAACTCTAAAGCGTATATATTCACTGGGAGGATCGGGCTTGTGCCCGGTCCTTTTCTTATGGGCTGGATGCTGTGACACAAAAACAGTTTTACAAAACGCAAGCGTGGAAACGCGCGAGACAAGCATACATCGATTACAGGCTCGCGCTTGATGGCGGCATGTGCGAGGTGTGCCACGATGAGCCGGGGGTGATCGTGCATCACACTATCTGGTTGGACGATATCAACTGCAACGATCCGGAAATCAGTCTGAACCCACGGCGCTTTCGGTACGAGTGCCAGACCTGCCACAACAAAGAGCGCGACCCGAGGAAGACAACGCCGGGCAGATGCCTGTACGGCCCAGGTGGCGAGATCATCCGCAACACAAATTACTGACCGAGCGGCTGGACTCCCCCCCATCGCGCAGCGAAAAAACGAGGGCAGGGGACCGAGCCGGGGAGTTAAATTTTACTCCGCGCGCTACGCAAGGGGGTGTAGAAATGGCGAAACTGACCAAAAAGACGAGAGTTGACCGCGAAAAGAAGCGGCTGCAGGAGATTTTTAAGGATTTGGAGCCAAACAAGCTCGAAACCTGCCAATCATTGATTGACCGAGCGGCTTTCATTACCGTGAGCCTCCAAGACCTTGAGGTGCAGCTCAACGAAACCGGATGGGTAGAGCACTACCAGAACGGCGTCAATCAGGGCGGCATGAAAAAGGCTGCTGCCGCAGATGTGCACATCAGTCTGACGAAAAATCTGAACGCCATTACGAAGCAGCTGCTCGAGCTGGTGCCGCCGGCGCAGAAAGAGAGCCGCCTGGCGGAGCTGATGAACAAATGACGCCTTACGCAAATTTTATTCAGGAGTACTACCACAAGATGACGACTGGCGAGGTCGTTGTCGGGAAGTGGGTGCGGATCCTTTACGAGAAGATCACCGCGGGCCTGCGCGATGGTCTTTTTTATTTCGACGAACGGAAAGCAAATCGTGCAATCGCGTTTATCGAGACGTTCTGCCATCACTGCGAGGGGCGCAACGATTTGATTCATCTGGAGCTGTGGCAAAAGTCGACAGTGTGCTTGATGTTCGGCATCGTGGACGGGGAAGGCCTGCGGATCTTCCGAGAGGTGTTTCTGGTCATGGGACGCAAAAACGGCAAGAGCCTGTTCGCCTCCGCCTGTATCGCTTACATGGCTTACCTGGACGGCGAGTATGGCGCGAAGATTTACTGCTTGGCACCCAAGCTGGAGCAGGCGGCCATCGTATACGATAATTTCTTCCGCATGGTGCTTCAGGAGCCGGAACTTGCGCAGCTGGCGCAGAAGCGGCGCTCGGACGTGTATCTCGAGACAACAAACACGAGTATTCGCCCGTTGGCGTTCAATGCCAAGAAGAGCGACGGCTTCAACCCGCATTTGGCGGTGTGTGACGAAATTGCGAGTTGGCCGGCTGAGCAGGGGCTGAAACAGTACGAAGTTATGAAGTCTGCGCTCGGCGCGCGCAAGCAGCCCATGATCCTGAGTATCAGCACGGCCGGCTATGTCAACGATGGGCCATATGATGAACTGATGATGCGTGCGACGGCTGTCCTCATGGGCGCCAGCGAGGAGCGTAGGTTGCTGCCGATCCTGTATCTGATCGACGACGTGGAAAAATGGGACGACATCGAGGAGCTGCGCAAGAGCAATCCGAACATGGGCGTCAGCGTCTCCGAGGACTTTTTCAGAGAGGAGATCGCCATCGCGCACAACAGCCTGAGCAAGCGCGCCGAGTTTATGACCAAGTACTGCAACATCAAACAGAGCAGCACGCAGGCATGGCTGCCGTTTGCTGTGGTGGATGCGGTGAGTGGCGGCGAGTACAGTCTGGAGGATTTCCGCAGCACCTATTGCGTCGGCGGTATCGACCTGTCCCAGACTACTGACCTGACGGCCTGCTGCGTGGTAATTGAGCGGGACGGCAAGCTGTACACTTTTGCAAAGTTTTTTATGCCATCGAATAAAATTGATGAGCTGCAGGAGCGGGAGGGTGTGCCTTACCGCGTATATGTTTCGGCGGAGCTGGTCCAGCCAAGCGGGGAGAATTTCGTGGACTACAATGACTGCTTTGAGTGGTTCCGTATGCTCGTCGAGGATTATGAGATCCTACCGCTGCAGGTTGGTTATGACCGGTATTCCGCGCAGTATCTCGTGCAGCAGATGGAGCAGTACGGGTTCCACATGGACGATGTGTTTCAGGGTGAAAACCTGACGCCGGTCATCCATGAGGTGGACGGGCTGCTGCGCGATAAGAAGCTGCTGCTCGGCGCGAATAATCTGCTGAAAGCACACTTCCTGAACGTGGGCATGAAGCAGAACGAAGAAACGCGGAAGATTCGACCGGTCAAGCTCGAACCGCGGACGCACATCGACGGCTTTGTCGCCGTCATGGATGCCTTGACGGTTCGCCAGAAATGGTACGATCAGATTGGCGAGCAGCTCAAGAATTAGAACAGGAGGGAGCCGGATGGGCGCATTTACAAAGCTTTTCGGCAAAGGAAAAGCGGCAAAACAGCTGGGCGGTTATTTTGAAATGCTCGACGGGTATACACCCGTTTTCTCAACATACGACGGCGGGGTTTACGAAATGGAGCTGACGCGCTCCTGTATTCATACCTTTGCCAATCACTGCAGCAAGCTGACGCCAGTCGTCAGCGGCGCAAACACGAAAGCGCAGAAGGCACTCCTGGACGGCAGGCCGAATCCATTTATGACGTCTGCGCAGTTCGTTTACAAGGTCGCCACGATTTACGATGCGCAGAACACGTGTTTTATCGTCCCTGTGCTCGACGGATTTGAGAAACTGATCGGCTATTACCCGGTCAATCCGATGCAGGTGGAGATCATCGAGGTATCTGGCGAGCCGTGGCTGCGCTATACATTCCGCAGCGGGCAGAAGGCTGCAATCGAGCTGGCGCGCTGTGGTGTGGTCAGCAAATATCTGTACAGCAGCGACATCAAGGGCGAGAACAACGCGGCACTGCGGCCGACGCTGCAGCTGCTGAACGTGCAGAATCAGGGTATTGAAGAAGGCATTCGCAACAGCGCGAGCTTTCGCTTCATGGCTACGGTGAACAACTTTGCCAAGGCGGAAGACCTGAAAAAGGAACGCAAGAAGTTCGTAGCTGAAAACCTCGGCCCGGACTCCGGCGGCCTGGCTCTGTTTCCGAATACCTACACCAATGTGCAGCAGATCAAGTCCCAGCCGGAGATCGTGGATCCGGAGCAGATGCAGATCATCCAGACGCGCGTGCTCAACTACTTCGGCTGCAACGAGGATGTGCTGCAGAATAAGACGGTCGGCGATGCATGGAGCGCGTACTACGAGGGAAAAATTGAGCCGTTTGCCCTCCAGCTGTCGCAGGCCATGACCTGTATGACGTTCACGCGGGCAGAACTTGCGCGCGGGAACTCCATCATGTGGAGCGCAAACCGGCTGCAGTATATGACCAACAGTGACAAGCTGCAGGTCAGCTCGCAGATGTTCGACCGCGGAATCCTCAGCACGAATGATGTGATGGACATTTGGCAGCTGCCGCACGTGCCGGACGGGGACAAGCGATATATCCGCAAGGAGTATGCGGAGATCAGCAAATTGGATCAGGCTGTGCAGCCGCAGCCGGTGGAAGGGGAGGACAAAAATGACGCCGGAGAATAAGATTAAATTTAAGGCGAACGCGCAGGCGCGATCGCTTGTGCTGCTGCCGAAAAAGGAAGCCGAGAAGCGTATCGAAACGAACTACTACGTGGAGGGCTATGCCGCACGCTATGAGCCGTATGTGCTCTACTATGACGGCGATGAACCGATCTATGAGCGCTTTGAGCGCGGCTGTTTTGACGACTGCGATATGAGCGATGTCATCATGCAGTTTGACCATGCAGGGCGGGTGTTTGCGCGCAGCACAAACGGCAGCCTGATCGTTGGGCCGGACAATGCAGGCCTGTTTATGGCCGCCGACCTCGGCCGCACCGAGGGCGCCCGCGGCCTGTACGCGGACATTGATGCCGAGATGATCACGAAAATGTCCTGGCGCTTCCGCGTCGGTGATTGCTATTGGGACGCCGAGACGCGCACGATCGTGCACCGCACGGTGAAGAAGATCTATGACGTGTCTGCGGTCAGTATCCCCGCAAACGATAATACAGAAATCAATGCTCGCAGCTGGGCCGACGGAGTGATCGGTCTTGCAGCCCGGAGTGAGGCAGAGCTTGACGATAGGCGCAGAAGACTGCGCTTGAAAATCAAACTTAATTCACAGGAGGAATTCAACTATGAGACTTGATGAAATCAATGCGCGCCTGGCTGCCATCCAGCAGGAGGCGGAGACGGCCAGCGGCGATGCGCTGACCGCACTGGAAAACGAGGCCGACGCCCTGAATGCGGAGCGCCAGCAGATCCTGAATGAAATGCAGGCGCGTCAGCGCCTGCGATCCAACATCGCCGCCGGCATCGTGACCGGACGCACGATCGAAGCGCCGAGCGCTGCTGAGCCGACGCAGGCGCGCTTCACCGTTGATTCGGCGGAGTATCGCGAGGCCTACCTCATGCATCTGCAGGGCCGCAGCCTGAGCGCCGAGCAGCGCGCGGCGGTGACGGCCACTGCTGCGATCCCCACCCAGACGCTCAACAGAATCGTCGGCGTGTTCGATCGGAACCCGATCCTGTCGCGCATTACGATGACCTATATCCCGGGCAATATCACGATCCCCGTGGAGGGCACCGTGAATTCCGCAAGCTGGGTCGCTGTTGGCACGGCTGCCACCGATTCCGCTGATACGATCACCTCTGTCTCCCTTGGCGCGTACATGCTGATCAAGACGGTCGAGATCACTGCTGATGTGCAGACCATGTCCATCGATGCGTTCGAGACCTGGCTTGTCGGCCGTCTGGCCAATAAGCTGGAGGCCGCGCTGGACGCCGCAGTCTTTACCGGAACCGGCAGTAGCCAGGCGACTGGTATCCTGAAAACGCTGGATACGGCGACCGGCACCTTCACCAAAGAGAAAGCGACCTATGCGGATCTGATCAAGATCATCGCTGCGCTGCCGACTGGCTATGCGACCGATGCCGTCTTTGTGATGCCGCGCAAGCTGTTCTATACGGACGTGATCGGCATCACGGACACCCAGGGCCAGCCCGTCGTCCATGCGGATGCGGAGTCTCCGGCAAAGCACAACATTCTTGGCTATCCGGTGATTCTGGACGACAATCTGACCGCCGACAACATCCTGTTCGGCGAGCTGTCGTACTATCACATGAACATCGCCCGCGCACCGGAGGTCACCAGTGACGACTCTGTCGCGTTCCGTGCCGGCTCCCGTGTGTATCGCGCCATGGCGCTGGCGGACGGCAAACTGACCGTGTCCGATGCTGTTGTGCGCTTTAACCGCGCGGCGACCTGATCGTTATCCGAGGCGGGGCTTTATCGCCCCGCCGATGCCGTCAGAGAGGAGGAAACCATATGGAAATTGATCAGGGCCTCTTGACGAAGGTGAAGACCTATCTCCGCATCAGTCACACGAAACTGGACGATGATGTGGCAGACTCCATCTCTGCCTGCCTGGCGGATCTGCGGGTTTGCGGCGTGCGAAATCCATCGGAGGACACGGAGGATGTGATCGACCCGCTGGTGCTCAACGCCGTCAAGCTATACTGCAAAGCGGAGTATACGGACGACACGGGTAAGGCCGCAGAGTACATGGTCAGATATAACGCGCTCAAATCCTGCCTGATGATGGCGAGCGGCTATCAGGAGGGAACAACGTGAACGAAGTCATCACATTGATCGGCAACGCCGGCGAGCGGGACGTGTTTTGCCGTCTGGCGAGCATTGGCCAGAGGGAGTACTACGAGGCGCAGGCGGTCGATGTCTACCCGGAATGCAAGTTCATTCTGGCGGACTATCTGGAGTACGAAAACGAGCAGCTGCTGGAGTATGACGGCCAGCGTTACCATGTGCTGCGTACCTACCGGAACGGTCAGGAGCTGGAGATCACGGTCGCGCGTGCGTCTGCGGAGGAGGGCGGTATCTATGGGTAAAAGCATCCAAGTGGGCAATCTGCCGGCTGCACTTTCTGATGCGCTGACCGTGTATGCGCAGGATGTGATTGACCGTATCAATGATGTGGGCGAACAGTCAGGCGATAAGCTGAGAAGAATCACGAGGGCAACGGCGCCGCGGTCTAAGCGAAAAGATAGCTCATTCTACAAGAACATAGCTGTAAAGGCCGAAGATGCCGGCAACGGAATGAAGCGATATATCTGGTATGTGAAAGCCCCTGACCATAGGCTGACGCATCTGCTGGTGCATGGTCATGCGACTAGAAACGGCGGCCGCACGAAGGCAAATCCATTCCTGAAGAATGCGCTCGACGCTGTTTTACCGGAATACGAGCGCGCCGTGGAAGAAGCGGTGAAGGAGGCTGGACAAAGTGATTGAAGAGATCCTGACTGCATCCGGCATTCCTTTTCGCCAGGGCCGTTATTTGAATCCGCCCTCGACGACCTATGCCGTCTATTTCGATGACCAGGAGGTGGACGGGGCAGACCCGGAGAGCGGCGTGGCGCCGATGGTCGTGAGCCACGATGTTTCCGTGGAGCTGTACGAGCCGGAGCGAGATCCGGAAGCCGAAGCGACTATCGAGACCCAGCTCGCGGCGAGGGGCATTCACTGGACAAAGGCGGCACGGTACTGGCTGCAGAGTGTGCAGCGGTATCAAACTGTCTACGATTTTGAATTCTACGAAAAAAGGAGGGCCACATAATGGCTAAAAGAGACAAAGATACGGTTACGCTGGGGTCAGGCAAAATCTATCTGCAAACATTCAGCGAGTCCATGCCGACGGTAGATGCACTGTGCGTGGAAAGCAATCTGCTCGGCTATATCAAGGGCGGCGCGTCGCTGGAATATACCCAGGAGACCTACGAGGAGAAAGACGATCTCGGTTATGTGTCCAAGATCATCACGACCAATGAGGAGGCTGTGCTGAAGTGCGGCCTGCTGACATGGAACGGTACGACGCTGAAAAAGCTGCTTGACCGCTGCAGCAGCACAGAGGCATCCGGCAAGCGCACGACGAAGATCGGCGGTGCCGGCAACGCACAGGGCGGCTATTATGCGATCTGCTTCCACCACGAGGATAAGACGGACGGCGACCTGTGGATCCTGATCAAGGGCAGAAATGCCGCCGGCGCGACGCTGACGTTTGCGACGGACGCGGGCACGACCGTGGAACCGGAATTCAAGGCGCTGCCGCACGATAGTGACGGTACGCTCGTGGAATTGATCGAAGAGATTCCGACGGCTTAATTTTGACAGCGGGGCTTTCACAGCTCCGCTGTCCCTTTTATGGGAGGAGCAGTGACCATGCCGAAAACAATCAATTTCAACAGCATCAACCGGCCGTATCTGCGCCTGATCATGCAGGACGATGCGCAGACGACCATTGACGTGACCACACCGACCGAGGCGATGGTGGAGGAGCTGACGGCGACTGCGCCGGAGCTGGAGGACGTGCTGAAGACTATGGATGCGAACAGCATCCGGGCAGTATACGATCTGGCGGCGCGACTGATCTCCTGCAATCTGATGGGGTTGCCGGTGACGGTGGATGACCTGCGCGGCAAATACCGCATGAATCTGGACAGCCTGATTGTGTTTTTCAGCGCCTATGTCGAATTCATTGAGGAGCTCACAAAAGCAAAAAACTGATGCTCCCGTACTATCCGCAAGCAGATAGTGCGGGAGGCCATCAGTACGTCATCACGTCCTGGTGGAAACGGCTTGTGTCTGCGTATACTGGCCTGAACTTTGTTGAGGTCGGACAGACGGACTATTTGCAATACCTGATCTGGCGGCACGATGCGTATATCTACGAACTGAGCCGCACAGAGGCGGGGCAGGAGTATCTGAATAACGCCTGGCGCATGGAACAAACAGAGCCAGACCGGGCGAAATTGCGCCAGAAGATTGGAGGGAATGCGGCGCATGGCAAACAATAAAATCAAAGGCCTGACGGTCGAAATCGGCGGCGATACGACGAAGCTGGGCAAAGCGCTGCAGGAAATTGAAAACAAGTCGAAAAGCCTGTCCGGTGAGCTCGGCCAGGTGAACCGGCTGCTGAAAGTAGATCCGGAGAATACTGACCTGATTGCTCAGAAGCAGCAGATCTTGAGCGAGGCTGTGGCCAACACCGCCAAGAAGCTGGAGACGCTGAAAGCGGCAGAAAAGCAGGTTCAGGCGCAGTTTGAGCGCGGCGAAGTATCTGCTGATCAGGTGCGCGAGCTGCGCCGCGAAATCATTGCGACCGAGCAGAAGCTGGGCGGTTATGAGCGAGCGGCTCAGGAAACGGCCGACGCGATCGAGCAGCTTGGTGACGGTGCAGACGGAATCAGCGACATTGGGAAAAAGGCATCTGCTGCGGCTCGCCGCGTGGGAGATTTGTCCGACGCGGCGAAAGATGCTGGCGAAGGCCTGGGTACGGCCGGCGTTGCGGCAGGCGCTTTTGTTGGCAATCTGGCCAGCGAGGCGTTCGGGAAAATCGTCGACGGGCTGAAAGAATGCATCGAGGTCACGCAAGAGTACCAGACAGCCATGGGCAAGCTGGACACAGCATTCACGACAAACGGCTACAGTTCCGAGGCGGCATTGAAGACCTATAAAGAGCTGCAGGGTATCCTCGGCGAGACGGATCAAGCCGTCGAGGCGGCCAACCATTTGGCCATCCTAACCGATAACGAGGCGGATCTGCAGAAGTGGACGGATATCTGCACGGGCGTGTTTGCTACCTTTGGCGATTCGCTGCCGATCGAAGGCCTGACCGAGGCGGCGAACGAGACCGCAAAGGTTGGGCAGGTTACCGGCCCGCTTGCGGATGCGCTCAACTGGGCTGGCGTGTCCGAGGATAAATTCAATGAGAGCCTGGCCGCGTGCACGGACGAGCAGGAGCGCCAGCAGCTGATTATGGATACGCTCAACGGTCTCTACAGTGAGGCATCTGATGCCTACAAGGAGACCAATGCCGATGTGATTGCGGCAAACAAGGCAAATGAGGAGTGGACGGCATCCATGGCGGCGGTCGGCGCGGAGTTTACGCCGTTGATCGCCGAGGTGAAGTCTATGGGCGCGGAGCTGCTGGATAAGGCTGTCCCAGCTATTCAGTGGGTGAAAGACAATCTGCCGGAAGTTGTTGCTACGATTGCCACACTGACTGCCGGGATCACCGCGTTCAAGGTGGCACAGCTCGCCGCGATCGCGTCGGAGCAGGGCATGACGCTCGCGCAATACGCTGCCACACAGGCAAAAACTGCGGCCACATCGGCGCAGAATGGCCTGAATGCGGCGATGAAAGCGAACCCAATCGGCTTTGTTATTACTGCTATTAGCCTGCTGGTGACTGCCTTCATGTATCTCTGGAACAACTGCGAGAGTTTCCGCTTGTTCTGGCAGAACCTCTGGGAGGGCGCAAAATCAACATTCCAGTCGGTTTGGACGTGGCTGTCGAACTTTTTCACGGTCACGATACCGGATATCTTCAATACCGTGATCAGCTTTATCAAAACCAACTGGCAGGCTCTTTTGCTCCTGCTCGTAAATCCGTTCGCAGGCGCGTTCGAACTGATCTATGACAACTGTGAGGGATTCCGAACAAAGGTCAATGAAGTGGTGAGTGCCGTTCTGAACACACTGCGCGAGCTCCCGGCGCAGGTGCTGAGTGTGGGCCGCAATCTGGTGGAAGGCCTGTGGAACGGCATAAACGATAAACTCTTGTGGTTGAAAGACAAGATCAAGAGTTTTACTGAGTCGGTGCTTGATTCTATCAAGCACTTCTTTGGCGTCAATTCTCCGTCTAAGAAAACAGCATGGATCGGTGACATGCTCGATCAGGGTCTTGCGAGTGGCCTTTTGGACAATATGCAGGATCCCGTGCGGGCCATGCAGCGCGTGAGCGACGGCGTCCTCAGCGCCGCCGGCGGAACGTATCAAACGCAGATGTCTGCGATGCAGACGGCATGCGCACCTGCGGCTGGGAATGTCGGGATTTCGGCCGTGCTGGAGCGCATGGACCGGCTCGAGCGCGCCATCACGTCCATGCAGATCTATATGGACGGAAACGCTGTGGTCGGCGCCGTTGCGCAGCGTATGGATGCGGCGCTCGGCGATATTTACAGGCAAAATGAAAGGAGGGCGGTTTATGGAGTTTGACTGCAAGATTGGCGGAGTTAAGTACGCTGGGCTGGAACTGTTGGATGCGCAGATCGGCCTGCCGATTGTGAAAACGAAGCAGGAAAGTGTTCCGGGCGCTGATGGCGTGATCGATCTTACTGATATCCTGAATGGCGGGCCGGCCTATGGCAACCGGAGTATCAAACTCCGGTTCGGATTCGACCCATACGGGAGCTTCGACTTCTATGCTTTTGCAGGTGCAGTGCACGGTAAACGCTTGAAGCTGGAACTGGGCAACCGGAGCGGTTACTACATGGGACGCTTCACGGTTGGAGACATTGACAAGAGCAAAACGACAACAATGTTTGATGTAACGATCGACGCTGATCCGTACCGACTGGAATCGGCCGAGACAAGCATCTCCATTCCGTGCTTGGCAAGAACATCTAACACAATGATTGACGGCACCGCAACTGTGCACAAAGCGTGGGCAACCGGTGTGGCACAGGTGTACGGCACAGGTGCGGATACGGTGCTGTCTGTTTACAGCAACAAACCATATACAGGTGAGTACCGGCAGGGCGCGATTTTTAAACTGCCATGGCCCGAGGCGGGGAGTTGCCTGGTATCAGCTGATGTGGAAAATGGGTGGTACGGCGTTTGCGATGAAAATGGGACAGAATACACAGCTAGCGAGTCCCGCTGGATTGAGACTGTTCCGGCCAATGGTCTGTATATCATGCTGTTCACATACGGCGGCGCGGCGCACTACGGAAAACTGCGCAATATTCAGGTGTTTAAGGCGACACCAGCCTCGCTGGCCGGATTGGCAAGTGATCGGATGCTGTATCCGACTGTGACATGGACAGGAGACGTGACAACAATTGTGCCATGCCGCCGGCCGCTGCCGCTTGCGACGCTACGCGGGAACGAAAAGACAAGCCCGTATTTGCAGATTCAGCGGCGCGCGGCGGATTACGCGTATGCGATTGGTGATACAGCAGGGACGGTCTCATTAACCGGAAGGAGGGGGTGGTTGTAATGTACGCGGGATATGTTGATGATCGGCTGCTTTTCTCGGCTGGTATGGCCGGATACGAGATATCAGCTGGTACACTCCACAAGGAAATCGGCAAGTGCGATTCGGCGACAATCAAGCTGCCGCCGAGCAATTTGATGCGCGATACTCCCGTAAAACGCGCGTCTATTATCAAAATCTGCAAGGATGGGGTTACCGTATTTAAGGGGTGCGTTGCGGATACGTCGATGGATTTTGCCGGAAACAAGACATACAACATCGATGGCGCCATGATGTGGATGAAGGATATTTGTAAGCCACCGTTCACCATGACAGAGGAGACGATGCTGTACTATGCTACCGCAATTATCACACAGTACAATGATGTGTGCCGCGCGACCAAGCAAATCAAACTCGGAACGGTTGATGATACGCTACCGACTTTGGCTGTGGAGCAGACGGAATACAAGTCTATGCTATCGTTGCTGCAGGATGCTGCGCAGGCAATAGGGGGAACTCTGTGTATCCGTTATGACGGGGATGATATCTTCTTGGATGTCATTAAAGCATATGATCACAGGTGCGCGCAGCAAATCGAGATCAGCAAGAATTTGCTCGATCTCACCGATCAGATCGATAGTGCAGATCTGATTACACGTGTATACCCACTAGGTAAGGATGGCTTGACGATTGCCAGCGTAAACAATAATAGTACCTGCCTGATTAACGCTGATGCGGAGGGGCTGTACGGGCGCATCGACGGTACGCTGCGTGTGGACACGGATGATGCAGATGCGCTCAAGGCACAGGCAGCTGCCTACCTTGCACAGTATTGCGGCTTGTCGCATGGCATTCGGGTGACAGCGGCAGATTTGTCCGCAGTTGATTTCAAGCTGGAGTCGTATCACATTGGCGACAGCGTCCGAGTGGTGTCTCCGCCGCACGGAATTGACACTATTATGCAGGTAACCAGTATGGACACAAGCCTTGTTAGCGAAAAGGATACCATGGTGCTTGGATGGTCGAACCGGACGCTGACCGGTGCTGTCGCCTCCGGCGGCAGCGGGTCATCGGGCGGATCTGCGGCTGCGTCTGGCGGAGGGGTCGACGTGGACAGCGCGCTATCTGACACATCCACAAATCCGGTGCAAAACAAAATCGTGACCGCTGCGCTGAACAGCAAAGCCGGAACGGCGGTAGCTACGCAGTCATCGGCTGGCCTGATGTCCGCCGCGGATAAGACTAAGCTGGATGCGCTTGCGGAAGGTGGCGGCGTGACATACATGTCCGCGGACGAGATGCAGGCCATCTGGGATACAAATTGATAAGGGGGTACTACAATGGCAGACGATAACAAAGCGGTTGGGCCGCTGGCGACGGCCAGGTTGGTCGCGCTGATTAAGGACGAGACGGCAAAAAAGTACGACAAGACTGGCGGAAAAATCGACGGCAGTGCCGAGATCACCGGTGACGTGCACGCTGGTGGAGCCGTGCAGTCTGATCTTCTGCTATCGGCGCCGAGTGTTGCTGTGCACAACGGCGCAGGAGCGTCTGTCCACATTAACTGTTCTGGGGATAACGCTGCTGGAATTTCCAGCTTGGGTAGCGACGGAAAATCGCACTATTCACGGTTCGCTGTCGGCACGCCTACCGGGGACAACGATGCAACAACCAAGGCGTATGTGGATGGCAGGACGCACGATTACTACGATGTAACCGTGATCTCTGCGGCCGACGCGGCGCAGACGATCGACGGCGGTATCATCTCCGTGCGCGGCAGCGCAGACAAAACAGTCGCCGAAATCGCCGCTGCCTACGCTGCTGGCGCTATTGTGCGCTGCATCTATGGCGGCAACATCATGCCGCTTGTGCGCGCTGAGGATGGAAGTTATTCGTTTGCGGGAACCGGCGCGAACTACGGTGTTGCGCGAGACGGAAATATCACGATCACGATCATGTCCACGTCCAACGGTGACACGACGTTGATCACGTCGGCGGCTGGCGAGCTGCCCATCCCAGACAGCGATGTAAGCCAAAACGGCTGCGCGCTGGTCGTTAGAGACGGCCAGTGGATGTACAGTGAAGATAAACTTATCCCGGCGACACCAACCTCAAACGGCCTGATGTCTGCTGCGGATAAGGCGAAGCTGGACAGCATGGACAGCGTGTGCTACGACATCTATGCCAAAATAGGCACCGCAGATACGCACGACAGCGTATACAAATACGGGTGCATGGTATCACACACGTTTGCCGAGATTAACGCGGCTGTCCACGCAGGGAAAACGCCGCGTGTGCTGCTGGTGGATAACATCGACAATCCCAGTGATACACGCGTCATCTGCCCACTATCGGAATACGATACCAGCCGGTCAGAAGGCGGGTATTACTTTGACGCTCCGGGGCTAGTCGGCGTAAGCGGGTCAGGTAGGATTTATATTGACGAAAATGGCGCGATGTACACTTGCAGTGCTGGCGAATTGCCGGCAGTTGACGCAAATCAGGACGGCAAGTACCTGACGATTGATGGCGGCAGGTGGACATATAGGCGGCCGGATACTGCTACCGCGACCGCACCCGGCTTTATGTCTGCGGCAGATAAGGCCAAGCTGAACAGTGTTGAGGATGGTGCGAACAAGACGGTTGTTGACGCAGCACTTGACGCAGACAGTACGAACCCTGTCCAGAACAAGGCTGTCAAGACGGCACTGGATGGCAAGGCTGGGACAGCAGTGGCGACCACGTCCGCAAACGGCCTGATGTCTAAGGACGACAAAGACAAGCTTAACGGCGTGGAGGCTGGCGCAAACAAGACCATCGTGGATGCAGCGCTGGATGCAGCTTCGGAAAACCCCGTGCAGAATAAGGCCGTCAAGGCGGCACTGGACGGAAAGCTGTCAACACTGGGTGGCGAAATTTCGGGCCATCTGGATGTTGGGCAGACAGTCAGCGCCGAGGGGTCTGTATCTGTTGGCAGGACGAGCTCGGACACAGGCATCCATTTTGAAAAAGCTGCTTCTGACGCTGGACGCATTTCGCACGGCTCAGACCCCATGACTGGTGTAGCGCCGATTGCCCGCCTGAAAGTGGCCGGCCCAACCGAGGATGACGACGCGGCGAATAAGGCGTATGTGGACGGCAGCGCGGTTCGATACGACGCAAAGCAGACCTTGGACGAGGCGCAGCAGTTCCAGGCTCGTAAGAATATCGGCGCTATTGGCAACAACAGCCCCCAGTTTCAGGGCTTTTTGGCGCTAGCCCCTGCGAACGCACCTCTTGGAACTGGCGTTGGCCTGTCCCCGATCGGAAGTGGCAATAATTTTACGCTTGATATTTCTGACGTGAACGAGAACACACCCACACTGCTGACCGGTGTGAAAACGCCGACCGACACAGATACCAATGCGTCCGCGACTGTGGAATATGTGAAGAACAAGGTCTCTGAGGTTGCCGCCAGCGGCGGCGTGGACGTGGATAATGCACTGTCGGCCACGTCTACCAACCCCGTCCAAAACAAAGTCGTCAAGGCCGCACTGGACAAGAAAGCCGGTACCGCGGTGGCGACCACGTCCGCCAACGGCCTGATGTCCAAGGCGGATAAAACCAAGTTGGACGACATTGAGATGGGCGCAAACAAGACCACCATTGACAGTGCCATGTCCGGGTCATCGGTCAACCCTGTGCAGAACAAGGTAATCAAGCAGTACATCGATGACAAGGTGGCTGCTGATGGCAGTAACATCACCGTTGACGCGGAGCTGTCGGCTACATCGACCAATCCGGTACAAAACAAGGCCGTCAAAGCGGCGATCGACGGGAAAGCCGATAAGACCGCTTTGAACGCAAAAATGGACAAATCTGGTGGCACGTTTACCGGCAACGTTCATGGGAAGTATTTTTGCGGTACATGGCTACAGTCCACAGAGGCTAGCGATCTGGGGCGTACACCGGGCAAGATCGCCGTGCTGGACGACAGCGGCTGGGTGTATTATCGTACTCCGTCAGAGCTGTTTTCCGATCTTGGGATTGCCAATGCAATCAAATCCCATGTTGACACTGCAATCGCAGCGGCAATCAACAGCGCGTACTAAGGGGGGCATATCATGGCTACTACTGTATCTATGACTAATATTGTGGCAAACAACGGCAAGGGCTGGTTTCCGGCCACGCGCGGAAACTGCTCGTGGCAGCTATCTAGCATCACGCCGGGCGACGGTGCCGCGTCCAGTATCAAGATCATCCCTTCCGGCGCGGGCGAGGTGACACTGACGTCGGCGTCGCACGCCTTGGTCGCGTCGCACAAGTACTACGTTACATTTAAGATCCGATTTGAGGCTGCGGTCACGGGAACCTGCGACTGGTACTGGCCGGTTGCCGAGCCTGCGGCGGCCGCGGGCATGGCCGTCAACGCTGCTGCTGGCGCGTGGACGCGCTTGTCGGCGGTGTTTGATCGCACCAGCTTTGCGGACGGGTCATATCCGTGCCGCTTTGACTACAACAACAACGACGGCAACAAAGTGTTTTGGATCACGTCCTGCATGCTGATCGACCTGACCGCCGCCTTCGGCGCTGGTTTGGAGCCGAGCAAGGAGTGGCTGGATAAGCATATCACGGCGTTTTCGGACAGCCCGAGCGTGGATTATATTTATAGCCTCGGCGAGCTGTTTGCGGGTATCTCCAGCGCGATCCAAACGAAAAGTGGCCAGTCTGGCAAAATCTTTGCGTGTGATTTTATAGATAAAATCCTCGCGCTGTGACGGGGGGGGTACGACATGAGTATCAACGTTGTGGAGGCTTTTGCCACCAAAAACAGGTGCTATCAGGTGGCTACGCCACTGCGCCCGCAGGGGCTGATGCTGCACAGCATCGGCTGCCCGCAGCCCAATGCGGCGGTAATGGTGCGGTACTACAACCAGTACCAGCCGGGCGGGCAGAGCGTGTGCGTGCACGGCTTTATCCAGCGCGACGGGACGTACTACCAGACGCTGCCGTACACCATGCGCGCGTGGCACTGCGGCGGGAGCGCCAACAGCACGCACATCGGCATCGAGATGACCGAGCCTGCCTCCATCGTCTACACCGGCGGCGCGAGCTGGCGCGACCTTGACCCGGCTGCAACCGAGGCGCACGTGCGCGGGACGTATGCCGCCGCCGTGGAGCTTTTCGCGCAGCTGTGCACGCAGTACGCGCTGGATCCGCTTGAGGACGGCGTGATCATCAGCCACGCCGAGGGCGCGGCAAGAGGCATCGCCAGCGCACATGCAGACCCCACACACCTGTGGCGGGCGTTTGGGCTGACGATGGACGGCTTTCGGGCAGACGTCGCGGCAAAGATGGCCGCGGGAAATACAGACGAGGAGGACGACATGGTAAGATACGACAGCATTGACGACGTGCCCGGCTGGGCGCAGGACACAGTGCGCGCGCTGATGGACGCGGGCGCGCTGCAGGGTGACGATCAGGGACGGCTGGATCTGTCGCTGGATATGATCCGCGGCATGGTGATCGGCAAGCGGTACGCAG